CACCGATTGTCACAAGAGTGGCAATATAGAGCTGAAAGAACTCGCCCTGTGTCATTTTCTTCCGAGTTCATCTTTTGGATCGAGGTATCTCAATACTGGAGGGATAATCGATGCAATACCAGCAGCAATCAAAGCCTTAGGCTCTGTCACTCCAGCTGCGTACATTGAGATGATTGCAACTAAAAATGCTCTGCCCCATGAACCTGCTGCGTTTTGTAGATCTTTCATTGTGATCCCCCGATCATAGGTATTTGAAGAAACTCACCATTAAGGTCAGCCGCTTGCGTAAACGATATATGGCAGTGGTGATTATGTTTGTTGATGCCTGTGTATTTACGCCACTTCCAAGCGAGTTTTGAACTGGCAATCTTGCCGTCAAAGATGATGTAGCTGATGCGCTTTGACTTATCAGACTTTGCAAAGACACGAATCTGATCCGCAAGATCTGGCATGAGGTCAGGTTTAGCTTTGCCTGCAAGATCTCGATCGACATCGATGGCACGAACCCAGCCGTTAGCATCAGGATTGTGATCTGAAACGCGCGCGCTGTGTCGAGTATCGCCGATCCAACCATCAGAACTTCGATCTCGATCTCCGAAGGTGTCGTCAATCTGTTCTCTTAACTGGATTGCGCACTTAGAAAGTCTTGGCTTCATTATCCGAGCAGGAGTTCTGCTTCTTGCGCGCTAATGCCTAACTTTGATAATAAGGCCGCTTTTTCAGCTGCTTTGGCCTTTGCCTCAGCTTCACGCTCTTTTGCACCATTGGCTGTTTCTAAAGTACCAGCCTCGTGCATCGCAATTTCGTCAGCAGTCATATCACGAATAACTTGCTTTCCTGTTTCAGCATTTACTATTGAGATTTCTAGGGTCATGATGTCGCCAATCCATAGACAGAAACTGCACCGGTAATGTTAGAAGATGATGATTTCAATAAGAAACCAGTATAAGTTTGATTTGAAGTGTTTTCGCCACCTGTGAAATATGAGTAGGGAGTGTTTCCATACACGCCTGTACCATGCCATTGTGGTGCTTGGCTAGAGTTTCCAACTTGGTTCATAGTTAATGAAACTGAAGATGGTGTTGCAGAACTGCCTATTCTTTCCCAAATACGGAAGTGTGCCAATGAACCAGTTAAAACGTTGGTTAGAGTTCCACTAGAATCAACACCTCTGGAAGCACCAAGATAACTAGCTGCTTGAGTTGTTGTTCCGTATCGCATTTGCATTTGCAGTTCGTCTGTTGAAGTTGCACCAAAAATGTATTCAATGTTGATTAAATAACTCTTGTAAGTAGATGAAAATACTGAATCAACAGTATGACTTGCTACTGCCGAAAATGTGCTTCGGTTGATGAGTTTTAATCCAGATGAACCGCCTACTGCTACCCATGCCGATCCGCTGTAATACTCGACGGAATTAGTGTCGGCCAAGTAAGACATATTGCCTTCTTGTGGGCTAGTAACAGCAGCAGTACGAGCAGCCGCGCTAGCGAATACCCAGACTCCCTGCATAAGATATCCGTTAGTGTCTGCGGCTGTGAGAACATCACCTGTGGCGAATGTCTTGAAGCCTTGTCCTGCTGCCATCTGTTCTCCTTAGTAAGAAAGTGTGTTAGTGCCTAGTATCCCATAATCAGTACCCAATACAAAGGACTCAATTATAGGTTCTAGGGTGGTTAGTACGGTCTTCCAAGCACTCGGCCGAATATCGTGAGATATACCGAATACCTGCAAAGTCTTAGTTAAGGTCGATGACCCTGGTTGTGTGGTGCTGATGGTTACTGGATCAAAGAAATCAAGGTCTAAAGCGGCAGTAATGCCAGCATCGTAATTTGCAGTGTAGAGATCCAAAGTAACTGCATCGCAACGGATCGAGGTTTCTTGCCTAGAGGCCAAGAATGCTTGTGCATTGTTCAGAGCTTCTGTGTCCGTTTCCATCAAAAGATTTTGCTCTTGATAAGAATGCAAGAAATATTTATCAATCGAATTTTGGTTGAATGCAACTTGCGGGCTGCCGCCTGTGCGAGTAACGCTGACCTTGTTGAAAACAAGAGTATCGTCTAGTTTCCATAAAGCATTGTTATATGAAATACCAGTGCCATTGTCATTGAAATCAACGGGAGTGCCAGCAACACTAGATGAAGTAAGTTGGCGGTCTTGAAAAACAACATTTCCAAATCCGTCCATATACAAAGAACCATATTCAGTGCTAGTGACTGTTTGCATTGCAGCTAGAGAAGTTCTAAGAGTGCCCGGGTCTGCTTGAACTGTGGTTTGCCCAGCATCGATATCGCGCATGCCAGTAGGCCAGCCGATTGAATCGAGGATCTTGCCTATTCGAGTGCCACTTGTTTGACCGCTTGGAGTTGTTGCCACTGTGGTTATCTGGGCATTCTGAAATAATCTAAATCCGTCAACGGCTTGGATTGTAGTGTAAACGATTTCACCCACATCTTTAGGGGTAGTCGTGTTATAACTAGTTATGTAGCCAGCAAAGATTGGGTAAGTAGTTCCATTCCAAGATGCAGTAATAGTTACTTTACGCATGGGAGTTAACAAGTTGTAATAAGGACTTGCTGGGTTCATCGGGTTAAAGTCACCGTTTTGATCGATGATGCGAAGGCTCATTGTGCCAGTCTGAAATACATCTGAAAGAGCTGTGCGACCACGATTGGTCTTGATTGAATCAACTAAGTTGGAAACATCGACTGTGACCGCTGTGGTATCAGCAAGAGCATTAACGCCCAGAACGCCAGAATCTAAGATCATAGGCGAAGCAAAACCAGCACCTGTTGAAAAGTTGATAATGGCGTTAATTACTGGGATTGTCATGGCTTACCCATTATCGGGAGCTGCGCCCGGACGGTAGGTGTTATAGCCATTTGTGTTGCCAATAACGATTGCATCATTTACAACCTTGACAATGTCGTCTTGTGTAAGAAGGGAACCTTCCACATTTACATTGACAGTTACGTTAGAAGATGAACTAGAACTGCTAGTCGGAATAACAGGGAACAAATTTTCTAAGTCAAAGAATGATGATGGTATATATACAACTGGCTCGGTTAAAACACTTGTGCTGCCGCCAGCACCAGCACCTGCACCACCTGCACCACTAGCCGCACCACCAGCAGCCGCGGCAGCAGCTTTGGCAGCTTCATCTAGATTACGATCTTTATTTTGATTAGGGTTGAAAGTTAGACCGCTGCCCACAGGCATTCCAGCAATCTTCCCAAGAAGAAGAGCGATACCTTCTAAACTTGTTAATGTGGCAGCGAATGGATCTGGTGCTGGTTTAATGCCAATAATCTGCGCACTTAATTTAGCAGTTGCTATCTGTGAAGCTTCTAGCTTCTTTTGTAGGCTGTCAGCAAGATCATCGTTCTCATTGAGAATTGCTTGCTGTAACTCTAAGCGTAACTTTTCTTCTTTCGTAATCTTGCCTTGAAGAGCAGCATTGATCTGAATCTTATCGAGATCAAACATTGCAGAAGCCTTGGCTAACTTGTCAGTTTTTTGCTTGGCTGCTAATTCTTTAGCTGCTAACTTGGCACGATCGGCAGCAGCCTTGGCCTCGGCTTTGCGTAATGCTTCGGCGTTTTTCTTTTCTAATTCTGCTTGCTTCTTTGCTTCAGCCTGTGCTGCCTTGTATTTGGTAAGGTCAAAGCGTTCGCCAAATTTTAAGCCATCTGTCTGATCAAAGAAGTCTGTGGACTTTTTGCCTAGTGCATCGAACTTGGAATCAAGTCCATCAAGTGAAATGCCTACCGCTGTGATGATAGCAATGATTCCCGCAGCAGCTGCAATACCACCGAAAGGGTTTAACACGAATGCTTGGGCGATTGCAGTGGTCAGCGCAACTACTCTAAGAGCCTTCATGGCCTTTGTAACGCCACCAAGGATCTTGATTGTGCCATTCACACCAGCCTGAATCTTACCTAGTGTGAACAAGGCTGCAAAGGCTATTCCGACTGTCTTAATGACAGGTAAGAAGTCCTTGACTACTTGGCCTAAGTTGCGGATTGCTTCCCCTGCATTAGTGCCAAAGTCGATAATCTTTTGCTGTAATACTTCAATGTCTTGTGATCCTGTTGCAACCATAAGCGCATCGATCAAGCCTTTACCGATTGACTCTTTGGCTTCATCGATCGCCACATTGATTCGGGCTAACTTGCCAGCAAAGGTATCGGCAGCAACAGCAGCACCGCCACCAAAGATGTCATTGAATCGAGCCATGATCTCAGTTGCAGACATGGTTTTAAGTTCTAATTGGGTAAGGCCAAGGGCGTACTTTTTTAGACCCTTTGTGTTGCCAAGTTGAGCAGCAGCCAGATCAGATACAACAGTATTAAGATCAATGCCACTAGCTGCGCTAATATCCATTGCAAGGCTTAAAGCATCTTGTGCCGCACTTACTGAACCAAGAGTCTGGACTAACTTAGCCATTGCCGGACGAAGTTCTGAATCTGAAACACCAGTGGCTAATTGCATCTGAGATATAAAGGCTTCGACTGATTGGGTAGCCATGCCAAAGCCAAGGTTCTGAAGTGTGTTAGCAAGTAACTTGGCAGACTTTTCTTCTTCTGCGAATGCTTTAATTGCCTGATTGGTTAGGGCAAGGATCGATCCACCAATTAAGGCTTTCTTTAAGGTGCGACCAAGCTTCTCAATAGACTTCTCAGTCTGGTTAAATGCCTTCTTGCCAGTAAACTCGGCAGCAATATCAATGACAATATTCGAGGCCATTACTTCACCACCTTAGATTGGCTTTCAAAGTTTCGTCTAGCATTCTCGATAGCCTTTAGAACGCCATCTCGGGCTTTGCCTTGGTTCTCTTCATAGGCGCGGAATAACACGCGGCCTTCCATCTTGTCAGTACCCTTCATTGATGATGAATACTTGTTGTTCAAGTTTTGCACGAATCGACTGTTGGGAGTTTTACGGCCAGCAGTTTCATAAATAGCACCAGCTGCGCTTTTGTTAAACAAGCGCGCTAATGATCTGAATCCTCGGCGATTAGGTTTGCTTGGCGTTGTTTTGTAACCAATACCAGCTTTAACAATTTTTGGAGTATAGGTAGGAAAAGTGCCTTGGCTCTCTGGCCTAGGTAACCAGTTACTAAGGATCTGGGATTCGCTCGGTGCGTAACCGCGAGCAGCTTTAGAGACTGGCTTTAGAGCGAATCCCATTTCCTTCGGTAATGATTTAGCTAAAAGAGGTGAGTAGTTGCGAAGGGCTTTACGCAGTGCGATTGCGCCCTTTACTTCTACTGGCATCTTTTATCTCCTTGTTTCGGTCTTTCATAGCTTGTAATAAAGCCTTGAACATTCTCGAATCAAGTTCGAGCAAGTCGTTAGGCGCGATCCTTGTTTCCAAACTTAATCTTGCAACTAAGTAAGTAAATGAATCCCGCCCTATAATTCCGGGTCGTCATCTAGAACTTCCACTTTTACAAGTGTGTCTAGGAACGCTACCCCGAAAGGCTTAACTGTTTCGCTAGTACCTTCAAAACTACGACGCAAACATTCCCAAGCAAGATAATAGACATCCGACTGGGATTCTTTCTCGCGAAAGGCTTTGTGAAAGCCCATCTTTGCATGGTTCTCGAATGCGTATTCGATTGATGGCGTGATCTGATGCTCAGATACAGTGCCATCGGTTCTAGTGATCTTTAGCTTTGCCATTTCTTTAGCCCTTTTCTTTAGTAGTTAGATTATGACCAAGTACCAGTTGATGCAGTTGTTGTCTTGCTGTTAGCAGTGAAAGTAATATCCAACATGCCTTCATCGCCAACTG